ATTTCGGAATAATCAAACAGATGTTCCCGTAACATCTGATATGCCCGACGCAACTTCACCTCGACATTTTGACGGCTCATGCCGTGATCCGCGCCAATCTCTTTTGGCTGATAACCGTCGAGTATACCATCGACGATAAACCGCCAATCCTTTGGTAATTTGTTAACAGCGCGCCTAACATCGGATACTACGCTATTGATGCCGTTTTCATCCTCATCAATCTTGTGGTTTTCGTGCAGCATAGCCGTTACTGTGACAATGTATTTAAGCTTGCGCATTCTGATATGATGGAATTTTAAGCGCCTAACTATGTGGTATGCCCACGTTGAATATGCCGCAATTTCCGGATCATATTTGTGAATGCGTTTGATGATATTGAGCAAAACAATCTGCACCCAATCTTCTGGCGCTTCGTGTTTTGGGCGATAGATTAGCGCGGCTTTGCAGGTTATTCGTATCTGATCGTCGGTCATCATGTCGTATCATCCAAAGCGATTAAAAACACGTCTGATTACATAGCTACGTAATAATGAGATCAGCGTGAAAACCAATCCGATCATCAGGTTTTTGTCCAGCGAAACATCAACTCCCATTATAGGGAAAACGATTAATTGCGTGAGAACCGCGCACCAATACCCGATCAGGATATTGGTGGCGGATTCAATGAGACTATTCTTCCGAGATTGCATGAGTAAACAAATCCTCATTCTCGACCGCGCGGCTGACTTGTTCCAAGTTCTTGGCCGCTTGCGCAAAATATGAGCTCTTGAGCTCCATACCAATACCGCGTCGGCCGTTGGATACCGCGCCGAAGATCTCGCTACCAACGCCTAGGAACGGACTCAAAACAGTCTCACCGGGATTGCTCCATAGTGTTACCGCGCGCTCGATAACATCTAATTGGAGCGGATGTACATGCCGCTCATCCTCTGGCTCCCGACTCTCACGATACGGCAACACGCGGCCAATACGGATATCGTCCCAAACGCTCGAGGCATATTGACGCCAGATCCAATGTGAATATCGATTCTCCGTTTGTTTGCCCTTATGATTTTTGTAACGCTGGAGATCGGCGGGAATGGTACGTTCACCGGCGTATGATTGCAGTCCGGTAGGATGATCTACTGGTATCGCATTCTCGCCGGTTTTGCGAAACATCAACAAATAGTCGGCGCTGGCAACATCACATAACGTCGAATCCTCGACGATCTGTTTATGCGCCAGCCCCTTCGCCATGGTGCGATTGCGCACGCCCAATGGCTCTTTCCAAATCGCTCGACGCCCGCAAAATATAAAACCATGAGCCTCATGGGCGCGTATCACGTCGCCGGGAAAATCAATTAGTCCAGTACCGACGTTGGCCCCGCAACCCATTTTTGCGGTATCGCCATTGCCCTTGCCAGGCACGTCCATAACGTGTACCGCCGATATCCTGCCCGGCTTAGTTAACCGCGCAACTTCGGCAATCACATAACCGTAGTGGACAAAAAAATCTTGATAGTTGCGGCAATTGCTCAAGTCTCTTTCGTTGCTGGAATAATTATATAGTCCGCAAAACGGCGGAGAATATACCGAAAGATCGACGCAATTATCCGGTAGCGTTTTCATGACCTCGACGCAATCTCCGTTATAGAGCGCGTATTCTTGCGTGATTACCTGATCCTTTACAGCCATGTCGGAACCTCTTCTTTCGTGGTATAGTCGTTTCTTTTCCTGATCTTCAGCTCGTCACTCATCATCGAGACCAGGTTCGCAAACATGGTTTCCGCCGCTTCAGTTTTGCGCTGAAGACTGGCTAACACGTTTTCTTGACCGTCTGTTGTGATCATATCGACCACTACCGGCTTCTGTTGGCCGAACCGCCAGCAACGCCGAATCCCTTGATAAAACTGTTCATAACTATGCGATGGAAAAAATGTTTGATGCGCGCAGTGCTGGAAGTTCAGACCAAAGCCGCCAATCGTTGGTTTTGTAATCAATACCCGAATACTCTTTTTGATGAATCCCGCAAACGATTCCTCTTTGTGGGCCTCATCGTCCGAACCAGATACCTCGACTGAACCGGGAATTAATTTGGTTAGGCGCTTACCTTCCTCATTGAGATTGCACCACACAAGCGATGGTTGATTGTGCGCGTTGACCAATTGCGCAACAGTCTGGCAACGCTCATCAATGGTGCGTCTGAGATCGCTACGCTGTTCGGCTAGGCCAACCGCTGGCAGGTCAAATAGATAACCATCACGCGGACGGTTAGCCTTAACCGTATGCTGGTTGATTTTGAGCTCTGGCAGGTCATAACCACGGTCATCGAATCCTAGGTCGCTAGGCTTGCGCATCGCCCTAGCCCACGAACATACCCAACGCCAGAAGTCATGTTCGGCGTGCGGCCTTAGTCGAAAAAATCCTGCCATATGTTCTTGTCGAGCGGTCGAGGTCGATTCCGTTTTCTTGAAAAACTTATTCATCATGTCCTGAGCGCCCATTTCGCCAATGGCTTCGCTTGATGTGCCTAGCTCGATGTAATCATTCGGCGCGGCGGTAGCGGTGCACAATAATCGGTATGGCCTTTTGCGCATAAAATCGGTAACGGCTTTCCGTGTTTCGCCGTCAAAGTTCTTCAAAACGCTGGACTCATCGCAAACAACGCCTTGAAAATCTTCCGGCGAAAAATGATGGAGCCGTTCATAATTGGCTACAACAATTCGATCTCCAGCGATTAATCCCGTGCGACGCTGCACGACATCAATACCAAATTTAGATCCTTCGCTGACCGTCTGAAATGCCACGGCCAACGGCGTGAGAATTAGCACGCGGCCATTAGTTTTGCGGGCGACATTCTCCGCCCACGTCAATTGCATAGCGGTCTTGCCTAGGCCACAATCGGCGAATATAGCCGCGCGGCCCTTGCGGATAGCCCACTCGACGAGTGCTTTTTGGAACGGAAATAATTTGTCTGGCATCCATACCGGATCAAAACCGTGTAGCGATCCGACTTGAGTTTTGCGCTCAAGAAATTGATCATAGTTCATATCAAGTCCTTTCGTTCTCATCTCATCAAAACATTGCAAGCTCAAGGAATTGAACCTCGATGACTCATATTAGTTTTGAGTCTCCACCAGTACCCGCACGATTCATCGCTTGCGCAATACCTCCAGATCGGCCTTAATTTCCAAGATCTGCGTCTCGATTAACTGCAATCGGCTTTTATCCCGTGGTCCACCTTTTGGGCCGCGCTTAAGTTTTTCGGGCACCTTAAGCTGTTTGGCTTGTTCGTAATCTATTTTGAATTTCGTTGGATCTTGCATGCGTTTGGTGCGCACCAAATACCGAACGCGTGGAGCCGGGATTGAAAGCCATTTGGCTAATTTTTCAATCGAATCAATTGGAAAAAATCCATCATAAAATGCGTCAACTGCTTGATCACTCATTTCATACCTCGTTGTAAAAAATCCGTTGACCATGGATGACAGTTCAGGGTTAACCTAAAATATCAAATTGAAACGATCAATTTGATGCCATGGCCAACGGAAGATCAAATGGTTATTTTCCCCACTTGCCCTTGATTGGTGCTGTTGGCGCAGTTGGCGCTTTTGGCGGAAACTCAATTTTCTGATGGTGCACTAATGGACCGTTAAAAATATCATCAGGCAACGGATTTGATCGGCCTTGAACCGCTGGATAAAATCCCTTGACGACATTTGTTTCGCCGCCCGTATCGACGCGTTTCTCGATGCGGATATCGATGTTAAGCGGGATATCCTGCAACTCGCTCGAGTCGCTAGGCGTCAACACGCCTACCGCCCGGCATATCGCCGATAGTTCGGCCTTCGCAATACTGACCGCAATCGGGTTAGGGTTGTCCAAGTTAAGCCGACTCCATACCTTTCGGTCAGCATGCGGCCCCTGAATAATCGTGAATTCCAATTGTAGGTATTCACCATTGCCAGACTTCGTCGGTTTGGTCTCTGTTTTGCTGATCACAACGTCGTATTTCCCGGTAGGGATTACGTCGCTAACGTTCTTGGCTGGCTCGATATCGCGTGCATTAAAACCTTGGAGATTCATGGCCTATCCTTTCGTGATTGCGTTACAAAAATCATTCCACGATAACGGTAGATCTACCGTTACCCCATACCTATTTTTGGCCAAGCACGCTGGCCCTCCGACAGTTCGGAGAATGCGTGCCCCGCCATCCGCACCAATTGATCGAGCGATCGCCCTGGTGCGCCCAAAACCGGCCCCGTTATCGACCTCCACGCGCATACGTCGAGTCGCAAACAGTACCGCATCGGTCCATTCACATACAAGGCCGCAAGCGTGTTTGTGGAGCCGTGGAGCGTACCTATCGTACGGTGTTGACTCCGGATCTTCAAACCGCTCAACCTTCGCATGCGCTAGCAAAATTACGACCATATTGCGATCGTTGCGCAATACGTCGAGACTTGTTAATAACTCCCGCCATTTCGTAACAGCGAGCATATAACCTTTACCGTATCCGCCGCCAGCTTTTTCGATGTTATCGACATTGTTTTCAGAACAGACCTTGTCGAAAATCAGCCGTTCCAGCCAGTCGAGCGAATCAATAACCACGGTTTCATAATCGTGGTCCATAGTTTTTAATTGCTTCAGTGCAGTTGCAACATCATCGTATGACGTTGCAAGCGGAAACTGCGCACAATCAATTTCACCAATACCATCCTCCGTAGGGATAAATATTGGCTCTGGACAACCGGCGGCAAAAGTGCTTTTGCCAATGCCTTCCGTGCCATATATCAGCACGCGCGGCGGCTTACCTGCTTTCCCTTTCGTTATTCCTGGTATCATCTCGTTTCCTCATTGCGCCGAATCCTAACCGCTGGTCCAGCTAACGCGCGAAAGCTGGCGTGCGATCCAGCGGCAGAATCCAAGACAATTACACATTCATCTTCGCCATCACCAAAAACGATCTCCTCATGTATCCGCATATGCTCAATTTCAGGTCCATTGCCCTCATTAATCTCGAGCACTGCCTTTCCGCCGGACGCATGTTTGAGCGTTAGCGTGGTAACAAAATCCTCTTTGCCTTTCACAAAAATAACAAATGATTCACCAATTCGGCGATGAACCCTCAAGCCCGGACGGAATGGTATGTCCGTCGTCATGTCATGTCCTCTCATCGTGTGATGGTCAAATGAATCTGACCATCGGTTAGACGGCTCATCGGAGCCGCAATTGTGACGGCTACATGGGTAGCCTGGCATCCTGTCAACAAACATGCCACAACAATAATTATACGGATCATAAGACGATCACTCCATGAATGTAGGCACCGGCGGATCCAATCTAACGTCGTGATCCGCTGGTTTTGTTTTCGGCTGATTGCCGCCGTTGAGTGCAACCCAAATTCGCAACGCTTCGCCGTCGAGGTCGATCATTGCCCGCATTTCCGCTAGAACTCGCAAGGCTTCGTCAAAGTCCTGGCATCGAGCATTCCTGAAATTACTGGCTCGATTGCGGCAACTGGTGCACGAAAAACAATCCTTAGCGTATGTTTTTTGCAAACGGCACTCCGGATGAGAATTGCGCATCGTGCTACGCTCTCTCATCCATACGTATTGTTGTTTGGTTTCAGCGTCGATATATGCCGCCAGCGCGTCTTGGAGGTCTTTTTGTGCGCTGATCAGTTTGCGCGTCTGTCGGCAATCGTCGGCGCGGATCTCATGATCAAGATCAGTCGGTCGAAACTCTGTGGCTGGATTATTCTGCATTATCCGAACTCCTTATCTTGACGCATCGAATTAAATCAAACATCGATTCAAACATTTCGATATCGATCTCAACCGGATCGGAAAAATAACAACAGTCTTCATTTACTTGCATGATGCGCTGTTGCGCATAACCGTTATGCAGTTTTATTTGAACATGGTGGATTGATCGACCGGAAAAACTTTTCGGCTCTTGGCCGTATGAGATATCGATCCTTGCTGGCGCGCTGGATACCGTATTCCATTCTCTTTTATTCGTGCGCATCATCATTTGATTCATCCTCCCGGCAATACCGCAGAAATGCTAGAATCCTTGCGGCCGCTACCGCGTCAGATAGTTCTCTTTGGATCGTGTTAAGCGCATACATTAGCGCGCCATCGGATTCGAGATATTGACCTCTTGTCAAGTCAGCCAGGTTTCGCGCGGATTGCGAAACCTCGGCTAGTTTCTGCTGGATCTGCATTTGCGCGTCGGCGCGCAAGTCAGCCAGAGTAACGGGTATCGGCATAATCATCTCCTATCGTCGTTGAGCGTGCCGTCGTGGCCAGCTCCAGTCCTGCACTCGATTGATGAATGCAGTGGTGGAGACGGTCAGATATTGCGAAAAGCTATTTCGTTTTTGCTGGCAATTTTCCAGCCAATGCCTTTCATATTTACGTCGCCAATATGGTAGATTTCTTCAAATTTGCCACCGACTAATACTACGTGTCGCCATCCCCATTTATCGTTTTTATGGTCAGCAACCATTCCAAAAGTTGTTTGGCCCATATTGTGGACGACTACAATTGTACCAATCGCAATAAGGCTTTGTGCGTTCATTGTCGTGTCCTCTTGTCGTTTCATCGGTTGCTCAGTTGCAACAAGATCAATATGCACGTTATCAGAAATAATTGCAAGTGGTATTTTAAGTATTTGCGTGGAATTGCCGTAAGTCGTGAATTAATCACGGCTTATGAAAAAGAAAACGCGGATGGCGAGACCGCACAAAGAATTTGTCCACATTCCCCGCCGCTAACGTGTTGCAGTGGTTCTCTTTGCCCGCAACACGTTCCACATTGGGACGACCTCGCCATCCGTGATCGGGTTAGCCGACGATAAGTCGGTGCGCGTCAATAATAACGCTGGTATCGGTATCTCCATTGCAGGTCGAGTAGATTGGACAATTGTTGACGTAATCCCACGATGCGTGATTGATTAGAAGCAATTTTGCGGCCGCTACGACATTTTCTGGAGTGAGTCCGGCAATGGTCCAATCGCTAGCGGAACCAGCGTCCCAAACACCAATAGCGCACCATGCGCTGACCTCGTCGGCGGAAAAACCATACGCGTTCCAATCTTCGGCATAATGCATTGCATCGCCGCCGTCAAAATCCTTACCGTGGGTTTCAAGAATATTAGCAATCTCGTTAATAATCTGTGCCATGATCATCATCTCCTATCATCGTGTGGTTGCGTCCCAGACCCCGTAGGGTTTCGACCGGCCGCCGCCGGTCTCATCAGTGGGTTAGCTGTTGTCCCAAGCAAATAATGGATTCCAGTGTCGATCAGGATAATGAGTTAACGACGCTTCAAAAATTGCTTCGGCGTGCAAAATTGAACCGGTTTTAAAATGAGCAGCAGCTTCCCATCGCTTTAAAATTGTATAATCATTTTGGCCAGCAAAACTAGCAAGGTATCGTTGAACCAGTGCTTTAAATTCAACGGTAGTTTTGTCAATCTTCGTCATTGTCGTATCCCCTTGTCGTTTCTTTTCTTCGTGTCGCGTCGTTGCGACAGGATCAATATGCACGATTGCGCCAAAACACGCAAGAGGTATTTTGCCAATTTTTATAAAATTGTTCTAAGTCGTGAATTGGTAGCGGCTTACAGTTTTAAGTTTTTCGCTTAAGTCGCAATCTCGACTCAAGAAAACGCTGCAAATATACCGCCGAGTCATCGATTACCGATGGATTGTATGCGCTCCAGTTGCGCAGATGACCTAGCTGAAAATGGCACTCACGACACAAACAAATCAGGTTATTCGGCTCGAGTTCAAGATCAGGGTTAACATCGAACGGGACAATATGGTGAGCCTCGAGCGTTGTTGTCGATTCGCAACCAGCGCATTTTTTCCCGGCGACAAATCTGCGCCGCACGGTCTCCCATTGTGGAGACCGTGGAGTCGATGACGATAGGAAAAACGCGGCCCAATTGATCACGTTATGATCCGAATTTTTTGACCAGTAATTTCAAGACGATCGACAACACAAGCCCCCACGGAAACAGTCCTTGCGAGACTTGACCAGGCTCGATCGAATCAAGCGCCATTTCGATTACGCTGGCGTCATCCAAAACGCTAGTCGTACCGGACACAACCGGACCGCCGCCCAACGTCTGGCTAAGCGCATAGCCAGCAACGCACCAACACGCATGGGCGCTAGATGGCACGTCAAGCGGCTGGCCCCGCACAAGGTCCAGAACAATCGTCAACGCTTCTCGCGGAAACTCGGACGGATAAGGGATCAACATATCAAATTCTCCAGTCGAGTCGTGAAGGAAAACCGGAAACATTGGAAAACGCCCAAGAATCGCCTTGCCTGAGCATATAGTCAATCGTTGAATCGTCAGCCCAAAAGCCGCCGCTAGGCGGATCGCCAGCGCCGATAGGACCGCTATTATAATCCGGCCCCCACGAATTCATGATGAACCCGCCAGGCCTTTTTGTTTGATAACCGATCAATGCCATGCAATGGTTCCACACGCCACTAGCGGCCGCAAAACCGTCCTTGTCGCGCGCCGATTTAAAACCTCGATTACTGCATATTGCAATACCATAACCGCTGGCCAATGCCTTGCGCGCTGACGCCCAGTCTCGAACTAACGTAATTGCGCCGACAAGATGTTCTCGGCATTTTGGCTCGAGATCATCAGGTATGCCGGTATTACCCCATTCTTTGCAACGCTTGACAGAGTAATCGCTTAGATCATATTTACCATGAATCCCGCGATTGATTACTCCATATTGTCGCGCGCATTCTGCCGCCCACGCCCCAACAGATCCATCGCCATTTTTGATGCGGCCTTTACCAATCTCGACTCGAGAACCCCCGTATATTTGTTCCTGCACCAAATTCGGAACCCTATTACTTTGCGCCGCAAGAGTCGCTTCAATCGCGCAAACCGTGCCAAAACCAACGCATGATCCAATGGATCCTTGGCTAAGGCTAGGCCATTTCTTGCCGGTTTTGTTTTCATAGTTTTTCCACAAAAATACTTCGGCTGGCAATTCGGATTCCGGTACGACTCCCGCCGGAGTCATGCCAAAAATAGGCATAGGTTGCAGCATCGCAACCTCGCCAACCGCTTCCGGATCATCAATCCAACCGGGAACATAACTCATGATAATTTCTCTAGTGCCGCAACAACCCTAGCCATGATGTTACGGATTTTTCCGCGTATCTCGCTGGTCAATAAGGTTTCTGGCGCATCGCCCAACGTCTGCCATTCAGCGGATATTCGTTCACGTATCGTCAGCAACTTGTCATCGGCCAATTGTTTGCGTCGAGCGGCCAGCAATGCCGCATGGAATGCCCCAAAATCAACGATCTTTGGATCATCGACCAAAGTGGCACCATCTCGATAGGTTGCGATTAAAGCGGCCTTGCTGGTCTTGGAATCAGGCTCTTGCAATGCTCCCCATATGTTTTCCAGCGCAACCGCCAGCGGATCGTTTATCGGTACTGGTGCAATGTTGCCAACGGTCACGATGCAAATTGACGGATCAGAAGGAACGTCGCCAGCGGCGGTATATGCGATGAGTCGATAGTCGCCGGGAATCATCGCGGAAAAGATTGCGCTCTTCGTGGATTCCATCACGATCAGATCCGCATCGGAAGACGCAAGAAACCATTTTACCGCCTTCTGTTCAGTCTTGGCGGTAATTTGAATCAATCTGCCAGGCTTCGCATTCAGCGTTGCTGGTAACTCAACTTTGGGCGATTGGACCAACAACGATAACAAAATAAATAGCATAAAAGACTCCTAGGTACTTGTTGCCCGCATATTCACGTTATAGTTGTTTTTGTCCATTTTTGTTTTTGTGGCTTGAAATTCTAGCCACCAACCGCCAGCAGGCCTTGCCGCGCGGCCTTTCTCAACATGCCAACCATCGCCCGATTCGTCTTTCCACGCCGAACAACGCAAAAATAGCTGGTGCGCTTGTTCGACTTTGCCGTGTTCGGTTAATCGATGGATGACGTTTGAGTCTGAATTATGTCGATGAATATGCCCGCTAACATAAACATCGGCTTGATACATACCGCGCGTGCGGGAATGGTCAATTAACCCGCGCGTGACCTCTCCACCGCCTCCATATCCATGATGATAATGTAATCGAGTCAGCGCCATTTTTTTATCGTTACCGCAAAACCGATGGCGGAATAGGACATATCCCCAGTATGGACCGCATTCAACATTTGATCCGGCTGAACGCAAGCCGCCGACTAATCGTTGCAGTAGGTCAACTTCATGCCGTTTCTTAACGCTGGTTTCGTGATTGCCGTATGACATAATCGCAAGAATTGAGACGTATGGCTTGAACCATTCGATCGCAGTATTGACCAGTAGGTCGAGATAGTTGCCGCCTCGATGTTCTTCACGCAACGTATCGGATGACGCGCGCGGATCCCATTTGCCTTGCATTGCGTCAAAAATGTCGCCAAATAAACAAACAGGCGATTGGCTAGCCAGCGCCTCATCCAATACTTTTTTCAATTGCGAACGCAAACAATGCGACGAATCCCAATGGATATCGGATAACAATAATACTCTGCGTGGTTGACCGTCTGTTATTTTGCCGTGCTCAATATTCATCCGAAGGCAATGAGTATCGGTACGATCTGTCTTCCACCATGCCTCAGTCATAACTACCTCATGCTCTGGACGGCGGATCTTTCGGTAATGTGGCGCGTGCTATCGCGCCAATTTCAGCGGCCATCGCCTCTTGCGTGTCGGCTATGGTTTTTAGTGTTTTGGACATTGAATCCAAGAATTCAAAATGTCGATCACGTAACGGCAAAACAAGATGCATAGCTATCCATTGTGACGCGGTCCAAAAGCCGTATCCGATAGCGACTAAGCTTGCGGTAGGCAATCCAACCGTCTGTATCCAGTTTGGATCCATGGTATTCTCCTATTTGATTCATCATTTTATTGTACCACGGATGCTTTTTTCAATATCGTTAGGCCATTACAATGCGGAACCTGTAAGGAAATTGACCATGTTTTTCTTTCATTTTGCAAAAAATCAGCGATTGCTTGTTTTAATCCAGTTTTGTTAGGTTGCTGAATCGCCTTGTCTGACGCATGCGGATAACGTGGTTCATCGACCATGCCATAGGTTTCGGTATCGTGCATGATGATATAACCATCGGGGTTGACGTGTGGCGCGTGCATGGCCAGTTCGGCGCTCAATTGAGCGTATGAATGCCAGGTATCGATCATGATAAGATCTGTGCGTTCTATCGGGCATTCCAGCACGTCGGCGCGCCAGAACGTGAATGATATCTTTTCTGTTTCAGCGGCGTACGAATGTTCAAGCGTATCGACCGGCAAAATGTCATAGCACACAAGTCGTTCTGGTCGAGCCGCCAATAATCCCCACGTTGAAATGCCTTGTCTAAATCCAAATTCTGTTATGTGCTTTTTGCCTTTAGCGAACGCGTAGATTGTGTCAATATGGTCAAAAATATCGCTAGGAATATTTCTTGCGTCCCAAAATCCTCTAGTTATGTCACGCAAGGCAAATACTCCAGATAGTTGTCTATTGTTCAGAATAATCATCGCAACGCCAACAATTCATTTCTATGGTATTGCCGCCCACTCTACATTTATTATGAATAAAACACTTTCG